GCGGCAGAAATCTCCTCATAGTTCGGGTCGTTGGCAAACAGTTCACCCAGACGAGCGGTGTCAAGAGAACCAAAGCTGTCAACCAGCACCATGTGACCGGCGAACTCAGCCTTGTCCATGTTGAACGCAGACGCGAGAACTTCGACGTTCATCTGAGCTTCAAACTTGGAGTTGACGATGAGGAACTGGTTGTCCTTATTGGTGTAGGTGTGAATACCCGCCACGTTATAGTCCGTCTTCATAAAGGTAAGGTCATTGCTGATGCCCTTAATGGTGGAGACGATAGACTTCATGTTGGCATCGGTAACAGCGTCAACCGCCTTGACGTACATCCGACCGTCAAGAATCTTGCGGGCGACCATATACTTCATCACGTTGAACTCATCATAGTTCGCAGAGGTGTACATCGCTTCGACAATCTTCGCGATAAGGTCGGTGATGCCGTCCCAAGACAGGAACGCCTGACGGAGAGAATTGTTCTGGATGGTGTTCTTGTAGAACTTCTTGTAGTTCAGGATATGGAACGCGGAGCGAATGTCAGGAATCTGACGCTGAGCGAACTTGCTCTCGGCAACACTCGGGTCATACTGCTGAGCCTTAGCAAGCTCCACGAAAATCTCTTCGATGGTCTCACCGAACTCAAGCATACCTTTCTTAAAGGAAGCCCAAGGATTGTCGTACAGCTTGGAGGTCACAATGACGCGACCGATGCGGTTGATGAGGGCATTGACAAACTCGTTCTGGAGAGAGACGTTATCCATGATGATAGCACCAATCTTACGAACGCTGTCAGCGTCGGGGGTTGCGATAGGGACATAGTTCTGGTAGTTGACGGAAGCGCTGTTGCGAATAGCGTTCAGCACGTCAACGCTCGAATTGGTCAGAGTGACCAGCGCGGGCTTATTAGGCATAGCTTCATTCTCCTCTCATATACATTTAATTATTTGGTGGAGAACAAGTCCTTGAAGCCGATGGACTTTGCTCTCTGTTCCGCTTCATCTTCCTGATTCGGCGGTTCGGGGTCTTGCGGTAGTGCGGGCGTGGTTAAGAACCTTTCTCTGTAACTTCTCGAAAGCTCGTCATAACGCCCCTGCAAGTTGTCGTAGTCCGATTTGCTAACGACGTCGGTGGGGTGATTGGATAACCCATCAAATGTGTCTGCCATATCGCGCATGAAGCTCAAGGCATCATCGGAGTTATCATCTCCCAATCGGGAATTGATTCGCGCCATGAAATCGTCTCGGCTTAACTGCGGCATTGTATCACTCCTTTCGTTATGAAATTATAGGTCAAAGGCTATTATCCTTACCCTTTAATGCTATTATAAATCACTATTGACAATATGTCAAGTTTCATTTATAATATCATTAGGCAGAATATACCTTTAACTTTTAATGTATTGAGGTATCATCATGGAAAGTATCATTGTGGCGGGGTTCGCCGCCCTCGCCAGTATCCTCGGCTCATATATGGCTAACCGGAAGTCCTCGGCTCTCGTAGAATATCGGCTCTTGGAGTTAGAGAAAAAAGTCTCTGGTCTTGCGTCTGACGCGAAAGAGATTTCTGAACTCCACACCAGAATCGACGTGCTGGAAGAAAGAATTAAGGTTGCCAATAACAGAATCAGGGATTTAGAAAGTGGCTCGGCGAACTAAGCGGTCTGCTACCAGTAAAAGGGTGTTGGTTATCCTCGCCCTTTTCCTGTTAGCTTTCATAGTTTCCATGATTATAACGTTCTGGGTTAAAGGGGCTGTTCCTGATACGCTTATTTCTTGCGTACTTGACGCTTCTAAGATTGAAGCTATGGCGCTCGGTGCCATCAAAATCTCTAAGGTTTGGAGGGGTGAGAAAGATGTTTGATAAAATCGTTTCTCTATTTAACGTTTGCAGTATCATAGCGTTCGCCCTTTCTGGGGTGTTTTGTTATCTTGCCATCACCGGCACTATTACAGCCGAACAGTTTATGACTGTATTCAGTATGGTGATTAGCTTCTACTTCGTGACTAAACAGAAAGAAGAGAGTAAGTAATGGGCACTTATTATGACGGTACAAAGCTCTTGAGCCTTACCGATATTAACGGTAATAAGCCAGAGATTTATATGTGCACTACGAACCGTACAGGCGGTAAGACTACTTATTTCGGGCGGCTCGTTGTCAATCGTTTCCTTGATAAGCGGGAGAAGTTTGGCTTGCTCTATCGGTACAACTACGAGTTGGACGATTGTGCTGAAAAGTTCTTCAAGGATATTGGTGAGCTATTCTTTAATGGCTACACCATGACTTCTAAGAAGAGAGCTAAAGGAATCTACCATGAGCTTTACCTGAATGGTGAGCCTTGTGGATATGCTGTGAGTATTAACAGCGCCGACCAAGTGAAGAAGAACTCTCACTTCTTTTCGGATGTTAAGCGTCTTATCTTCGATGAGTTCCAGAGTGAAAGCAATACTTATTGCCCGAATGAAATCAAGAAGCTCATTTCCGTTCATACCTCAATGGCTCGTGGACAGGGAGAACAGAATCGATATCTTCCGGTGTATATGCTCTCGAACCCTGTCAGCATTATCAACCCGTACTATGTCGAGCTGGGTATTAGCTCTCGCTTGACCGATGAGACACGCTTCCTCCGTGGAGACGGTTTCGTGCTGGAACAGGGCTTTGTTGAGAGTGCCGCAGATGCGCAGAAGTCCAGCGGATTCAATAAGGCGTTCGCCCGTAATAGCTATGTGGCTTATTCCTCGGAGAGCGTCTATCTGAACGACAACAAGGCATTCGTTGACCGCCCGCAAGGCATTGGGCGATACATGGCTACGTTGAAGTATAACGGACAGACTTATGGCATCCGTGAATTTGCTGACGCTGGAGTTATCTACTGTGACGATAGAGCGGATGAAACGTTCCCGCTGAAAATCACCGTCACGACCGATGACCATGAGCTTAATTATGTTATGCTCAAGAGGAACGATTTGTTCCTGTTCAATCTGCGCTACTACTTCGAGCGCGGGTGCTTCCGGTTTAAGGATTTACGGTGTAAGGAAGCTGTTCTTAAAAGTTTATCTTATTAAGGTATCATCAGTTGTTTCATCGACCGCCATTTCAGGGTAGCACGGTTTGAATGTACCGCCTGAAAATGTATCGGTTTCGCTGACCGCTTTCGGTGTGCATCTGTTGTTGATACATTGTGCGGGATAGGGATTCGTCTCTATCCCGCACTAAATTTTAGTAGCGGCTTTTGAATTTCTGACAAAATAGTTTCAGCTTAAAGGGTTCGGGCAACTCTTGGGCAATGCCAACTGCCAGCCCTGTTGCTACGTTATTGTTTCCTTTAACACGATGAATACATACTTCACTATGAGCGCAAGTCCCACAAGATTCTCCGATATACAAGTTACTGCTCATAAGCGTCATCCTCCGCTAAATCCATGTACATGATTGCTTCCGCCACACCATCACCGCGCTCCTTGAAATGTGCCGCCATAGTGGGTTGCCCCTGTCGCGCGTATTTGGTTCGCATATCGCTGTAGTGTTCTTCCAGCATTTGAAGCTCTCGCTTCAAGCTGTTCCACATATTTTCATAGTTAGGCATTTAATCCGTCTCCTCCGCCAGTGTGGAATAACATATAATACGCTATTGCTACAACTACTCCCGACCATAGCCAGAGAATCAGTTCCGCACTCATCGGAAGTCCCACCTTTCGCGCTTCTCCGTTACCTCGTCATGCCAATCATCAATCTTGTTTTCCAAGTGGTTGAGCCAAAAGGCGAGGACAACGAGAGCGACACACATCAAGCAACAGGTTGCTGTGAGTAATAAAATAACCATAGCTTTCTCCTTATAAAAACTGTGCGCACGGGCGCTCCACTTCGACAAAAGCGATATGCTCATCCCATGTCCTGTCAACATACCCGACAAATAATATGCCATATCTTTTCTTAATATTATCGGGCTGTCTCATCCAAAGACCACAAGTATCTACCAACACATCACTAAAGCCCTCTTTTAGTAGTTCCTCTACCATGTCATTCAATGTAATTAGTTTTCTCTTCATCGCATTTCATAAGGCCCGTCTACAAGAAGTATGCCGCCCATTATCCTTTTCGGTTTTAGTCTGCCTGTCGGGATGGACAAGCCAACTTTGAAATCAGTTAATTCTCGTTTCTGGTTTATGAATTGTTCTTCCTCTTGGGTGTATTCTTTCCTTGTTTTGATTTGAGTGATACTGTTTATCAGTAGTTCCTTGCAAGCGTCAGGCATACCCGCACACTTCACGTTATAGAATGGCTCTTCTATCGGTTCGCAGTCCTCGTGAGTGATGTGCTCAATGTAAGTTTTCTGACGTGCAAAGATACCTTTGTCCCAACAGCTTTCCAATTTCCAGCAACAGAAGTTCGTGGGGTGAACGCTGATTCCTTTTATTTCTTCCGGCGCAAGGTCGCAATGAATACTGTCGGTATCTGCGTAAATGAAGCCGCGCTTGTCTTTACCGTGATAGTTTAACTGCGCGGCTCGGATGGTGAAGTTGCGGGCATAAGAGGTTATCGCTGAGCCTATCGGGATATATCCCGCTTTCTTGCTATGTTCTTCTATCTCAATAAAGCCAAGGGATTTGTCCTCTTTGACGTAAGCTACTTTGAAACTACTGTCTGTGCTGGAAGCCATCTTTCCATAGAGGTTATTCAAGAAAAGCTTGGCAAGCTCTCGCATTGCACCTTTGCTTTCCATTTTAATCTTCTTGTATTTCTCCATGTATCTGTCGAACAGCCCTATCTCAGTTGCAAACCAACACCCATCTATATACTCGGTGTCTGATAAGTCATAATGTTCGAGTAGAAGATGGTAGTCCATCATAGTTAAGGTTAGCTCTACTGTTGCGGGTACAAGGTTTCCGTCTAAGTCGTAGTAGTGGTCATAATATTGTTTGGTTTTTGGGTCGTAAATATCTGAGGTTTCAAGCATCTCGTTTCCTCTATAGAGAAGATTCCCTTTTATCTGAATGAATGGTAACATCCCCTCTTTGATTTTGAAGCGCGTTCGCAAGCGGATGAAATAGAATATGTTGTTATCCTTGTCTATCCACTTCGGCGGGTCTCCTGTCCAGAACTGTGGCTTGCCTACCGGATAACGGTTTCCACTTTCTGATGACATAACGGATGGATACAGGCTGTTTACGTCTGCCGTTGTACCGTTGGTAAACACTTTGTTCTCTTTTCCTCTTGCTAAATAACACCATCCACCTCTATAGCTTTTCTTAATCCAGTCTCCTGCGGTTGATTGCTTGTGTTGCTCTGGGTCTATTGGTATCTCATATACGTCTGGGAAGTAGTATTCGTATTCTTCTTTGCCTGTCAGCTTGGTAAACTCGTCAAGACAACATGAGCCTATTGTAAGTTTGTTGTGCCCCTCGGTGAACATAATTTCGAGGGCTTCTTTCACCACAAGAACGTCGTTTGCTATGTACTTCTGTTCTTCCGGTGTGATGGTACAGCCCGCATATCGTAAGCCGGTGTATTCCATGTCGAGTTTCTGGTGCTTGGTCTTGAAGCTTTTGCCTATGCGCTTGACTGAGAATGGGAGGAGCTTCAAGCTGTCGCGGAACTCAATAATGAATTTGCCTACTTTGATTGTGATGGTGTACCATTGCCCTCGGTTGCTGATTGAATACCGGAATGAGCCGGAGGGCATTTTCCATGCTGGAATCCATTGACAATCGTATTCGCTGTCGCTGTTGTACTCGAGTGCCTGTTGATAGCCTTTTTCCGTTAAGAGGTAGGAGAGCCAGAACGAGCCGTCGAACTTCAAGTTGTGGTAGTAACAAATAATGTTCGTTTTAAGGGAACAAAAGTAGTCAAAGGTCTCGTCTATGGAGTGGAAGATTTTAACATCTTCGGTAAAGAGTTCCACGGCGGCGCTTGCCCATACCTCTGTATTTACTTGTCCCTTGTAGACGGTCGTCTCGAAATCCCCTACAAAGTAGCGGTATGAGCGTTTAGCCATCGTGTCACGCCCTATTCTTCACGATATCTTCTGTTATATTCGGCGCTGGACTGTTGCCATTCGTCAAGTTCTCGCGTATATTGTAGGTCTTTCATTTCCTCTTCGGTTATAACCCCTACTTCTACTAAGACTTTCTCGAACTTGAACCACCATTGACGGACGCGTTCTCCGTCGCTGTCATAGGCTATCTCGCTTGCTTCACGGAATGCTTCTTCACCTTGTGGAGTGCTAAATGCCCGAACGAGGTCAATCATGCCGCGTTGCCCGCGCCTTGAAAGATAATCAGAGATATACCATTTCATGATTCTCGCGTTGGCGTGAGCTACTGCCGCGGTGTCGAGTAAAACCATCAAGCCTTGATAGGAGAGGTAGTCGGCAGAGGGATAATATGGAATGTCGGTTGCTGCCGTTTCGGGTGGTTCTTGTCTTTACCCTCGTGCTAAGCGAATTTCCTTGTCTTTCTTGATTACATTTGTTAGATGGGCTTTCCTTGTTGCTTTCTTTCGCTCTTCTACTCTACCACGCTTGGCGGGCATATACTCGCCGGTGTCTGGGTCTACATAGTGCGCGTGAGAGTAGAGGAAATCGGGCTTGAGTTTGGATAAGCGTCGAACGCTTGCCTTGGTGATGCGCTTCGGCAGTGAAGGTAACAAGCCCTCCTCGAAGATATAACCACGCTTCTCTGCCGCCCGCATAAAGCGCCTGATTCTGTTGTGTTCTCTTTGATATTCCTTGCGGAGTGCTTCTTTGGCTGTCATGGTGAATCACTCCTTTTATTTACCGGAGAGGGAGTGACAAGTTCCCTCTCCGGTGCAATGAGCAGTTAGTTTAAAGGTTACAAAATGGTTACGCTGTTGGTGTTACTTGAGAGAGCAGGTGATGAAGCTCTTGCCCTTGTAGTTCTTGCTTTCCATACGGTAGACCTCGATGTCGTAGCCCTCTTCGCCAGCTTCCGCCATCTCGTCAACGATATCCTTGAAAGCGGTGATAAAGCTCTCAGAGCCGGTGACATACTTCGTGCCATTGGTGTCAACCACGACGAACTTCACATAGTCCTTGCTATCGGACTTCTCGTTGTGGACAGCCACCTCGGCGTAGTAATCAGGAGTGATAACAAGATTGCCAGCGTTCTCGAACTCGGCGTTCTGGGTCGCTTCATCCAGCTGGACGGCATTGGTGAGGTCTTTAAGTTTAATCTTCTCGCGGGCGGTGAGTTCCTTGGAAGAATAGGTAATTTTAGCTTCGTATCCGGTCATTTTAAATATCTCCTTTTAATTTGATTTGTTGGTTGGGTTACTGGTTGTCGGCGGCGTTCTTCTCAGGGATAACTTCGGAGTTTTCGAGGAACTTCTGGACGCTCATACCGCGGAGTTCGGTGATTTCCTCACAGCGAACGAGCTTGCAGACCTTGAAATCTTCAGTCTCGATGAGCTTCTTTGCCGCCTTGAGAATCTTGTCCTCAGAATCGAAGTGACCAGCGAGGTCGATGTCCTTGTTCATGGGTTCGGCGTTGATGGTGTCAAGACCAAGGATGGTGGCGCGGGTGGTTGTAAAAGTGCGGGTAATCTGGGGTGCTTTCATGTTGTTTTCCTTTCTGGTTTTGTTTCCGTGAGGGTTTGTCTCATCAGTACCAGAGTAACCGGCTCTGGTAGACCAGCCCAGCGGGCGGACTGGTTTCGACGGTAAACGGAAAAGGTGAAGAGAGTTTTATCAGACCAAATTATCACAAGGAAGAGACTTTTCACATCCTTTCGATAATTAAATTTCCACGCAAGCCCGCTTTGCAAATGGGCTATTTGATGGTGGGCGGGTAATCGGGGATTCTGCCCCAGCATTTAAAACAGGTGTCGGTCATGCAATCCTTGTTATAGGGAATGTCGAAAAACCAATGAGGGCAACAATTTTTAAGCGCGTGACGCTGAAATGATTTGTCTTGTGGGAAACGGTTACAAAAGAGGTCGTAGTAGGATTGTTGTATCATGTTGTTTCCTCCTGTTGATGTATTCATTGTAGCAGATAGTTTTGGATTTGTCCAATAGGGAAATTCGATAGCTGGATATAGGTTTAAGCTATTGGTCAGAGGTGGAACGGTTGTTCGATAAATTCGATTTGGCAGATTTGGCGTGTTCGAGGAAATCAGGGTACATTATAGAGGTTAGGAGAATGTCGGTAGGGGTGAGGTCGAGAGATTTGGCGAGGGACATGATGAGAAGTTGTTTGTCAAATTCGGAGCAGTCTCGCAAGTGGCAAGCTATCATCGTGTCTTCCGAGTTTAGAATTTCAATTTGGACGTTGCCTTGCATGATTATACCTCCTATTTTGTGTAGGGCATGAACCAATCGGGAAATTCGGTTCGCGCGGCGTTGATTGCACAATGCCCTTTATGCGCAATATACTCTTTAGTGATAATTATTTCGGTGTCGGAA